AATAAAAAAAATACTATCTCCTCAAGTTAGTCCTTTTCCCCTCCTTTACCGGAGGGTTTTTTTTGTCAATTAGTTGACATTATCATTCTGGCTATGATATATTAGCAATCAAGCAACGGTGTTGCCTAATTTTCTACAGCGTAGAGTATAACAATTAGGGGGCATTTGACTCTCTAATGATTTTAAAAAATTAAATAGGAGTCAATAAAATGGCAAATACATTAACAAACTTAGCCGGTGATATTTATAAAGCCGCAGACACGGTTGGACGTGAGTTAGTAGGTTTCATTCCATCTGTAACAATCAACGCAGGTTCAGAGAGAGCCGCAAAAGGCGATACGATTCGTTCATTCATTACTGCTTCAGCAACAGCGAATAACATTGCTGAATCAATGACTATCCCTCAAGGTGATGACCAAACTATCACTAGTTCAACTATGACACTTTCAAGTGCGAAGGCTGTTCAAATTCCAATGACTGGTGAAGATGTTAAACATCTAAACAACGGTTCTGGTTATGAAACTGTATATGGCGACCAAATCGCTCAAGCAATGCGTACCCTTTCTAATCAAATTGAATCAGACTTGGCTACGGCTGCTTACCAAGGTGCGTCTCGTGCTGTAGGTACTGCTGGAACTACTCCATTCGCATCAAACTTTAATACTATCGCTCAAGCAAGACAAATCATTGCTGACAATGGTGGTGTTACTGGTGATGGTCGTTTATCTCTAGTGATGAACACTTTAGCAGGTACTAATCTTCGTAACTTGGCTTCTCTACAGAAGGCTAACGAGGCAGGTTCAGATGCTATGATTCGTCAAGGTACTTTACTTGACCTTCAAGGTGTTATGATGAAAGAGTCTGGACAAATTGGCACTCACACTACTGTTGGTTCTGATGACCACGCTGTAAATGGTGCTGTAGCAGTTGATGGTACTACTATTACTGTAGATGGTACTCAAACTACTGACTGTGCTATTGGTGATGTTATTTCATTTAGTGGTTCAAGTGATAACTACGTTGTTAATAATCAAGATACTTCTTCTTCGCTTATTCTTAACAGTCCGGGAGCACAAGAAATTATTGCTGATAATGAGACTATTGCTACTGGTGCAAGTTACACGCCTAACGTAATGTTCCATCAAAATGCTATTGAATTAGGCATGCGCGCACCTGCTGTTCCAAACGGTGGTGATTCAGCAGATGATGCTATGTTAGTACAAGACCCTCATTCTGGACTAGTATTCGAGATTCGTGTTTACAAGGGATACCGTAAGCAGATGATTGAAGTAGCCGCGACTTGGGGTACTAAGGCTTGGAAGTCTGACAACATTGCTCTATTAATGGGCTAATAAAATCATATCAAATTGGGGTGGAGTTATGACCATCCCACCTAATTTAAAACGGAGAATAATAATGGCTAAAGAAACTATTAAAAAAACTGTTAAAAAAGCAGTTAAAAAAACAACTCCAAAAAAAGACAAATTTGTTACTATGACAAGAGCAGACGGCTTAAAGGCTAATGTTCATCCAAACAATGTAGCGAAATTCAAAGACGCAGGATATAGATAATGGCTTTAGATGCTACAGCAGGTGGCGCAAGTGCGGATAGTTATGCTACCGTAGCAGAAGGCGACACATATCACGATAATCATTTATATGCTACTGATTGGACAGGTGATACTACTGCCAATAAAGAGAAAGCCCTTAAAATGGCGACTCGCATATTAGATGAAAAGATTGACTGGTCTGGAACAAAGACTACTGACGAACAAGCATTAGCATGGGGCAGAAGTGGTGTGACGGATGACGGTTATTCAGTATTAAGTACAATAGTTCCAACACCTATCAAGAATGCTACTATTGAATTTGCTCGTCACTTGTTGGCTAGTGACTCAACTGGTGATTCTGACGGTAAAGGCTTATCTAGTTTAACTGTAGGCTCTATCTCATTGGCTTTTGATAAGACTGATACAGCAGGTGTAATGCCGGAGATTGTTCAAGAGATGTTAAGAGGTTGGGGAACTATTAATGCTCGTGCCAAATTCGGTACTGTGGCGGTAGTTAGAACATAATGGGTTTAAAGGCATCAATAGGTAAGATTGTTGAATCGGCTATCGTATCGGTAGGTGACTTAGCAGAGACTATTACTTATAATGCTAGGACTACTGGCTCGTACAATGTTACAACTGGTGCTGTGGCACATACAACCACAACTTATTCATTAAAAGCAGTACTAAGCCCTTTGGGTGGAAAGGTAGATGCTAATGATGTAAACACTCAATTTACTGGTGATTTATCTGCGATTTTTGCTAGTAGAGATTTAGCGGTTACACCGGATACAAATGATACAGTTACGAGAGATTCAGTAACATACGCAATCAACAATATAATATCTGACCCTGCGTTAGCATCTTATACTTTAATATTGACGAGGGTAGGATGAGCATATATTCATTTGATAGAGATATTAAGAAGTTTGCTAAACAGTCTGGACTTGAAGTTGACAAAGTGGTTCAAAAGGTTGTGTTACAGGCTTGGAATGGTGTAACTAAAAAGACTCCTGTAGATACAGGACGTGCTAGGGCTAATTGGAATTTATCTGAAGGCAATATGGATACAAGTGTTAATAAACACGCTACAACCATAAAGCCATTCAGCAAGACTTCGGGTAAGAAAGATGTTTATATATCTAATTCATTGCCTTATATTAATTTATTGGAAAAAGGCTCAAGTAAACAAGCACCTAAAGGTATGGTTGAATTAACTATGAATGAGATTAGGAGTCAATTTAAATAATGTCATTTGCTGATGAAAGAACAAACATAGAAGGTAGATTCAATACGAATTGGACTACTACAACTATTGCTTGGGGAAATGCTGATTACGATACGCCTAATAATGCCGAATGGGTGAGATTTAATATACTTAATGGTGATAGCGCGTATAGAGCAATAAACGGCTTAAAACGCCATACAGGAATTATCAACATTCAGATATTCGCACCAGTTAATTCTGGTACTCACACAATAAGAGGTTATGCTGATACAATAGGTGCTATATTTGATGGGCAGAGTTTTAATGATGTTGTATGTGATGTGGCAAGTATTGAGACCGTAGGTACTGATGACCGGTGGCATCAGATTAATGTAAACATTCCATATTGGAGAGACGAATGAAAGATATTATTTTATATCCGCCTAATGGTGGTAAAGACGGTGTAACGCCACACCCTTCAAAGGTTGAAGAAATGAAGGCGAATGGTTGGGTTGAGAAATCCGTAAGCAAAAAAGATAAGGAGAAATAAAAATGGCAAATCATAAAGGTTCAGAGGGAACAGCAAAGGTTGGCGCAAACACAATAGCGGAAATTAAAGATTGGAGTGTTTCTGAAACAGCAGAAACTATTGACGATACTACAATGGGCGATTCAGCAAGAACTAAACAAGTTGGTTTAACTTCAGCAAGTGGTTCAATGACTGCTTTTTGGGATGAGACTGATACAAGCGGACAAGGCGCAATGACAGTTGGTGCTAGTGTTACACTTAATCTATATCCGGAAGGTGCTACAACAGGCGACTCGTATGCGACATTAACTGCTTTAATTACTGAAAAAGGCGTATCAACTACTTTAGATGGTATGGTTGAAACATCAGTAAGTTTTGAGGCAAATGGTGCTGTTACTTGGGGTACTGTGTAATGTCTGTCTTAGATAAGGCAAAGGCACATTTTGATAAGTTAGATACAAAGGCTATCGAAGTGCCGGAGTGGGATACGGTGATATATTCCACTCCTTTCACTATGGGTGAGAAGAAGTCGCTTTGGAAGTTTGCCAAAGATGACGACTTTGAGTTTATGGTTAGAACATTAATTTTAAAAGCATTAGATAAAGACGGCAATAAGATGTTTGATATATCTAATAAGATAGAATTAATGAATAAAGTGTCACCGGATGTTATTACAAGAATTGTAGGCGAAATATCAACTTCTCAAACCGTTGAGGAACAAGAGGGAAACTAAAACGCGATTCCGAGTTATACGCAAAATACGCACTTGCGAATCGCTTACATAAAACTGTTTATGAGATAGATTTAATGACAGTTGATGAGTTTCACGGTTGGATAGCCTACTTTAAATTAGAGGATAAAGATGGCGACTAATCAAGTAGCGCATTTAGGAATTAAGGTTAGCACAACAGGTGCTAGTAAAGCCAAGAGTGCGATTAAAGGTGTTGGTGATACAGCCAAAAGAGTTAAAGACCAAATCTTCTCTTTGAATGGCGCAATGGGTGCGTTAGGCGCAGGTGCGGTAATGAAGTCCGTAATCCAAAGTGCCGCAGGTTTAGAAAGCCTTAAAGTAAGATTAAAGTTCCTAACAGGTAGTGTTCATGATGCCGGTAAAGCGTTTGACACTAAGACAGGGTTCGCATCTAAAGTGCCATTCGCACTAGAGGATATTCAGAAGGCATCTCCACTTCTATTAACAATCACAGATGATATTGATGAGTTAAATGGCTTGTTAGAAATGACAGGTGATATAGCCGCGGTATCTGGTCTTGACTTCGTTAAAACAGCAGAGCAGTTACAAAGAGCCATGGCATCCGGTATTGCTAGTGCTGACTTATTCCGTGAACGTGGTGTAGCATCATTCTTAGGGTTTGAGCAGGGTGTGACTTATAGTGCTGATGAAACCAAGAAGAAACTCAATGAAATGTGGACTAATAACACTACCACAGCAGTTGGTGCTACTAAAGAATTAGCCAAGACATTCCAAGGACAAGTATCAATGATGGAAGATGCTTGGTTTAAGTTAAAGATTCAATTTGCCGATACTGGTGTTTTTGAAATGGCTAAAGATTTGGTTGTTGATATAACTGAAGCCCTTGGCAAAAGAGAAAACATTGAGGCTATACAGCAATTTGGTAAGTCCATAGTTAGTATAGGAAAAGATGTAAGAGGTGTTGTTGCGCAATTCTTAGAACTGCCAGACTGGGTTAAGAGTGGTGGCTTATTACTAGCAATTTTTGGTGGCATGAAAGGTAAAGCCGCACTTGCTTTGTTAGTAGGTTTTGCAGATGAAGTTAAAAAAATAAATGAGGGTGTTGGTAAGGCAATAGGACTTATTACAAGAGATGTTGATGAGGTTTTAGATGACATAAACAGAGTAGAAAATGCTATAGGCATGTTGAAAGCATCTATAAGAGCCTCTGAAAAAGTGCCTTTAGTTGGAACATTATTAGCAACAAGTGATAAAGCTGATATGGTTGTTTTAGAAAAACAATTAGCTAACCTAAAAGCAGAACTAACTAATATTTTAAATAAACAACCCGTTCCTTTATTGTTGCAACCAACAGTATCTACCGTAGCAAATAAACCTGACGGTTGGAAATTACCTGAACCACCTAAACCTGAAGTATTTAATGTTTTTGATTTTACAAAAGGCGGAACTGCTGATAAGCGATTAAAAGGTTTTGTTAATACAATCCAAAAATATAAAGATTCTATTCTTAAAGTAACTAAAGTGATGACACCATTACAAAAGTTAGAAAAGGAACGTGATGAAATTATCGAAAAAATTAACGAGGGTTGGAAAGCAGGTATCTTACTAGATGTTGAAAAAGAATCAGGAATAAGAGCTGTATCAGACGCGTATAAGGAAGCCGCCAAGTCTATAGAAGATTTAGCTATTGATAAGAAAGTAGCTGAAATGTCTAAAAATATGCAAGATTCTATTACTGAATCAATTATGAATATGGGCAAAGGATTAGGCTCATTCAGAGATGTTGTTAATTCAATCTTTGATGACATAGCCGCGAAAGTGATACAGGCAAATATATCTGCACCTATTGCTGATGCTATATCAGGTGCTATTGGCGGACAAGCTAAAGGTGGTGGATTCTTCGGCAATATCTTCAAGAA